ACACAACATGATATAAAAATTTATGTTTTGGTGCTAGTCTAAATGCATCGTCTACATATAGTCTTGCAGCATGTTGAAAATCAGCCATATCACCTTTGGGTGATAATGCACCATTTACAATATTATCTAAGAAACCGTTTAATTTATTTGCCATACTAATATTTATCAGAATATATTAACTACGCAGATAAAAAAATAGGGCCCAAAAAGGACCCTATTTTAATCTATTATTAGTTAGTTATTAAGTAACTGTTCCACCATTAGCTACTCCTGCTAATGCTGTACCTATATCATTACCAATTCCGCCTGCGCCATCTGTTTGAATAGCGTTATCATAGCGAATGTTTAATGTAACTGTTACTGGATCATTAGTAGCGTAGTTAAGTGTATTGTAGTTTGCACTCTCAACAAAGCAACCATACAATTCAAATCTATCTAAAACATCTACATCAGCACCGTTGCCGCCATCGAGTATTTCAATTGCAGTAGTAAATTTATAGTCGCCACCTGCTGCTGCACTTGCTTGCTCCATAAAGTCAAATTGTTTCTGTAATTGCTCACCTACACGTTTTTGTACTTCGTTATTTACATCTTCACGTAATGTCAATGTAATTGGTTCCCAAGTATGCTTACCTGCTAGATATGCACGTGAGTTATAAACATCAAGTGTTATTGGTTCGAAACTTACATTTGGTCTTGTTACATCTACAACTTGTTTTGTAAGTTCAGTAGATGGAGTAGTAACACCAAAGTTTTGTAACAGAACTCTAAATCTGTATTGTAGTTTCGGCATCAACAAACCTTGATTGCTTGCTGACTGATCACTGGCTAATGGCACAGTAATTTTTGAGAGTGATGTAATTGCCATTTTATTTTGCTCCTGTTATATTATATTTAGTCAAATTATAAACCTGCTATCTCGCCTGTATTTTTAAGTCTTAGAGGAATGTAAATAAACTCAACAGCTTTAACAGGCTCGATTGCAATATCAATATGTAATTCATTTCTGTCAATTCTGTTTGGTGTATTGTTTGAAGTATCACATACAACTAAGAAGTCATATAATGCTCTTTGTCCTACAAGTTCTAGTAATAAACTTTCAACTTGTTGTTTTACTTCATCTCTAGTAATCTTATCATTAGGTTCAAAGATGTAAGGTTTTGCAAGCTGATTAAGTTGTCTACGTAAGTATACCACAAGTCTTGCAACATTAATTCTATCTAACGAACTTGCGCCTCTTGCACGAGTTTTTTGTCCAAAGTTAACAAGTCCTGCACCTGTAATAAATGTAATTGGGTTAACATTTTGTGCATACAACGTATCTCTTTGTCCTTCGTTAAGTGCAACACTTACAAATTCACCTTCGTTATCAATATACCCTGTTGCTGTTGCATTAGTTATACCGCCACGTCTTGTACCTGCTGGTGCAAACCATGGAAACGATACATTATCGCTAAGTGCAATAGTGCGTAGCATCATGTGACTTGGAGGAACAACTACATTGTTACCAAAGTTATCACTTGTAAATCCGCTTGGGTAGAAAATACCTAAATATTCATCTCTACTTACAAGACCGTTGTCGTTATCTTCAACTGCTAGATTTACGTTTGTTGCCCACTCGTTTAATGAAGTTGCATCTGGTGTTAAACGGAATGGTGAGTCACCAACAATAAATGCCGTTAAACCTCTATCATAGTTTAGGCTTACCATTTCGCCAATTAGCTCTGGATAACCTGGTGTTGCCATTACGTTGAATACTCTTGATTCATCGTCACGTATTTCGTCATTGTTATTAACTACAGCCTGTAACTGTTGTACAATAACTTTACGTTGTGCTTTACGCCCGAAGCTACCTGCGCCGTCTTCTTGGTTGCCTGACTCTAGTACCCAACGATGTGGATAATAATTTGTCATTGCAACATCACCTTGACGTGCATTGTCAGCTGTTACATCAACATGATTACGTACAAATTTCTTAACATTAAATCCACTTCTACGTGTATTAAACAACATCATACCGCGTGGGTAAAGTGCTGGATCTGGTGCGTCAGCATCTAGGTAATCACTTGTTAATAGTTCAGCTATTGTTCCACTTGGTGCTGTACTTGCAGTTCCGCCTGACGTACCGTCACGAGCATCACCAAATACAATTCCTGCGCCTGTTGTTTGATCGCCGTTATCAACTAGTTCCCATTTTGCTAATGCATTCCATCTATAAATCGCTGGATAGTTTTCTAAATCACTTGTGTCAATCCATAGATCGTTTTGTACTGGGCCAGTTGGTGCTGTAGCACTCACTGTTGGGCCTTTAGCATTTGTAGCTGCATGGAATGTTTTATAACCTACCCATGTTGTACCATTATGTACCATAATGTCTGCTTCATCAACAATTGAGTTGTACCACAATGTACCATCTGCTGTTAGCGTTGTTGGTGCATCTGCACTTGCTTCATAACTTAAAAACTTCCAATTTGAAACTCTGTAATCGCCGCTTGCTTGAGCCGGTTCAACGTATACATTTGCTGCTGTGTCGTCTAAGTTAATTAGAGCCATTACACCAAAATTAAGTGCAGCTGATGCTTGTGCGAGACCTGTATCATAACCAGTAACGTTTTTAATTGTTAAATCGCCACCTTTGTCATGTGTAACTTTTACTCTATTATCAGCTGTAACTTCTGCTAATACATTAGTAAATCCAGCAGTTGCAATTGCTTCAACTAATGTTGTTGCATCTGTTGCATCTCCTGCTGCTGTGATAGTAACAGTTTTTGCTGCTGCCATTGCTGTTGCACCTGGTACTGATTCAGCTATCTCAACTGTGTATGTTTGTCCAGCTGCTAATTGTGCTGCAACAACATCACTTTGTGCTGATGTAGCACCTAATGCTTCTCTTCTAAATAGTTTGAAACCAGCTAGTGATTCGTAAGTTGGATCGCTTTGTACATATAATGCACCTGTTGCAATGTTAAGGCCGCCGTCTGCGTCTATTGTTTTCATTGCAGTTGCATTATCTGCATAAATCGGTGCTGTTTGCTCTTCCCATAATCCTGTAGCAGCATTATACTTTTTAACTCTCCAACGTGCACCTGCATTAGGTTCTGTTGTTTTGGTCCATATACTACCAGTTACTGCTGGATTAGAATCAGTTGAATAAAATTCTGGAACTGATGTATGTGCGCTTATTTGCAATACTGGGCCATCGGCAACAACCTCATCTAATCCAAAATCTTCAATATTTACATTTGGTGTCGGGCTGTCTTCTTCTTGAAGTAACATTTTTCCGTCTACATTTGCGCCGTTTGATTTAGCACCTTGACCAACGAAGAACGATAGTACTCCGTTTGAATATGTAGCTGAGATATCAGCTGCCCAAGTTACTTGGTTTCCAGCAAGTGCAGCAATAACGTCAGTTGCAAAATCTGCTGCTGTAGTTCCTGATACTATATTAATTGTTGCGCCGTTAATTCTAATAACACCGCCTGCACCAAATCCACTTAGTAGTGTAAATTGTGCTGCTGGCCATGATTTAGTCCATTCATTACTGCCAACTTTTACCCATTGCGCTGAGCTATTTTTGTAGTACATGTCGTTGTTTGCATTTGCTGCAACTACTGCATAGTCACCTACTTTGCCTACAGATGCTTTTGGAACTCCGCCGCTTACGTCATCAACAGTCAGTACTTTTGGAAGTTTATTTGTAAATGACTGACCTCCTGTTGCTGAAGCTGCGTTACCGTTCCATTCAAAAATGCCCCATGTTGTAGAAGCAGTATCTAACCAGTAAGCCCCATTTGCAGGGTCTCCAGATGGTGCATTTGCACTTGCTGCAAGTGCTGCTATACTACAGTCTGCTCTAACTACGTATGCTCTGTTGCTTACGCCTAAATACGAATAAGCAGCTTGTAAGCCATATTCGTTAAGTTCGCTACCGTGTATTGGATTTCCGCTTGTATCTGTTTGAAACACTGGATCTCCAAATGTTTCAGCTAAATCTCTTTGTGAAGTTAGCAAGTATGGTTTACCTGCATTTGCTTTTAGTGTACCTGGCGCAGTTCCAGTCCCAGCTGGAT